CGTCGTTTTCGTCCTCGGGAGGCGGCTGTTGCCCTTGCGGTGTCGGAGCAGGCGGTGCTGTCGGAGCAGGCGGTGGTGTCGGTGCCTGATCCGGCGCCCTGGCAAAGCGGCCCTGCTCGTCGCGGGGCTGCTCGGTCGACTGTTGCGGTTGCGGCTGTTCAACCGGCGCCGGCTCGGGAGCCATTGCCTTGCGGAACAGTTCCGCATCCGATGGCAAACCGCCACCGGTGTCTTGCTCATTAGCCATGGTGTTGATCCTTCTGAACCTATGTCGCCGGTTCGTGCGCGATGCTAGCCGTCTCGCCGGCCGCGGGCGTGCGGACAGTTAAGGTCGATCCCAGACCCCCACCTGTTTCGTCGGTGAGTTACGAGCTCCGAGGCGCAAACATCATTTCGCGAACAAACTCGCGATTTATGTCGCGCATGAATTCAGCGAGCCTGCGCTGCGTGCGCTTGCGCTCGCGGTAGAGCGCGCGGCGGCGGCGATTGCGCTTTGTCTGACTTAATCGCCGGCTCATCTCGCGTAGTTTCTCGCGCTTTGTACCATGCCGTTATAGTTATAGTTCTTGGTTTTCTTCGGCTTTGCCTTGGCCGGCAGCTTGCCGCCAGTGTCGGCGGCAACGAATTCCGCGCCAACGCTCTGCGGAATGCCGAGCGTCGACTTGCCTTCCTTGGCTGCGTACATGGCGCCGCGCTGTGCTTGGCTGACTATCGGCATGGAAGTAGTCCGTTGATTGGGAGATGTCAGAAATTGCTCTCGCGCGTCCTCGGCCCTGGAAGAACGAACGGCCACTCATGGCGCGGATTAACCCGATACGGCTCGCGATAGTATTGCGCATTGCCACCCGGCGATCGCGGGCGCTCTTCCCATGACTGCGGCTGGCCGCTCTCGTCAACCGAATATGCGAGCAGGTTGAGCATTTCCTGGTCAGTCAACGGCTTCCGCGCGAAAGCCTGGCCCAGCATGTGACGCAGCAGTTGCTCATCCGGCGGCGGTTGATTGTAAGTGCCACTCCAGCGCTCATCGAATGTCGCAGGGGATTGCTGTGCAGCCTGGCGTGCTCGCCGTACCGCCTCGGCATATGGATCAGGCATTGGAGCTCGGCCTCTGTTTGGCGGCATCCGCCTCGTACTTGCGCATGCCGAGGTCGAAGGCGTCGTAGACGCGGTTGTGCGCGGCCTCCTCGGCCTTTTGCACCAGGCTGATCATGTCGAACCTGCCCGTCCTTTGCTCGCCGCCGGCCAGCGCCAGCTTGTGCAGGCTTTCCGCGCGCGTCTTGTCGATGCCGGCGAGCGCCTGCTGAACCTGCACCACCGGCGGCAATTCGAACTTCTGCTGCTCGACCTTTTGTGCCTCGGGCATGCCTTCCTTCTGGGCCTTGGCGATATTGAGGATCGACTTGGACTTGAGCTCCTCGATCTGCGCCTGCGCGCCCTGCAACTGCAGTTGCTGTGCCGCCTGCTGCGCCGGGTCGGGCTGCTTGCCCTGCTCCGCGGCCTGGCGGAATTTGCGCTTGGCGTGCGCCGGCAAGTTCGACACCTCGAACAGCATCTCGATCACGACCTGCACCTCGGCCGGCGTCAGCATCGGCGCCACCGCCGGGATGATCTGCGCTAAATTTTCAAACAGGTCTTGCTGCAGGGTGACCGTATCCGGCCCCTCATCGAGCACGATGTCGACATCGAGTTGCCCGATGTTGTTGACGACCTGGGGCATGCCCATCGGCCCCATCTGCAGTGCGTTGATCTGCACCAACTGCACCATGCCGTCGTCGTCAGAAACCCTGATCCACCTTTCGTTCGTCCAATAGCGCTTGATGGCGTAGAACACCGCCTCGTAAATTCGCAGTTTCCAATTGGAATAATTGATCAGGTACGGCCCGAGCTCGGCCAGGCCCTGCTGTTGCATCAGGCTGATCGCTCGGCCCGAGCGATTGGTGATCGAGTCGCTGCCCAGCAGCGGCGCATTGGGACCGAAATTCGAAATCTCGGTCAGTGCAGTCTCGTAGAATTTCAGTTGACCGGCAACGTCCTCGAGTTTTTTCCGGTCATCAAAATCCGCCTCATAGCCTTTGTTTCGCAGCACGACCCCATCCGGTCGCACCGCCTCGCGCCGTGCCTTCTCGATATCATCGAAGGCGCCGACCTCACCGACGATCCGCCTGGTGTTCAATTCATGCAGGCCCTTGCTTCGCCGCTGATTAACCTCGTCCTGCGGGCCTTTCAGGTTGCGGATGAAACCATAGCGGTCGTTGTCCTGGTCGACCGCATTCGAGTACATGATGTAGGAGCAGATTGCCTTGTTGTCGCCGTCGACAAAGTAGCTTTCGCCCTCCATCAGCGTGGCGTAGCCGGTGAACAGGCCCCAGCACCAGGTGCCGCGGTGGCGGTAGCAGATGTAGACCAGGCGCACCGTCTTGAGATTGCCGCCGGTGCCGGTCCAGACCGAGGCGTCGGCGTCGCTGTTGGCGGTGAGCTCGTAGCCGTGGCCGACGCTGGCGTCGATCTCCTTGGCGTATTGCGGCAGCATGTCCTTGAGCACGTCGGCATCGATCCACTTGCCGCAGCCCATGTACTGCGCGTCCGAGAAATCGTGCTTCTTGCTTCTTGGATCGTAGAAGAACCCGTCAGTGTCGACCGGGATGAGCACGACCTCCCAGCCGTTCTGGCTCTGCTGCAGCGTGAGCTCCATGCCGCCGATGCCGTCGACGGCGCCGGTTTCCGCCGCCCACGGCGAATTCCACTCCCACTTGTTCTGCTGCAGGCAGGAGCGCAGCGCCGCGGTCGCCAGGTCGGCGCCATCCTGAAACCTGGGGCTTTTCGGATAGGCCTTTGGCTCGCGTCGCAGTTTCTCGACCACGCCGATGATGCCGTCGACCTTCGGCCCGCACTTGTTGAACGTTATGATCGGCTGCTTGCGATCGTTGAATATTTTGACTTGCGTGCTGTCCCACTGCACGCCATGGCGATAGCGCCGGGACAGCATCTGCTCGCGAATTTCGGCGGCCTTGTTACCGAGAAAATCGCTATAGGCGCGCTTCTTGCGATCGTTCGACCAGTAGCGGCCCTGGTCGTTGCTCGGCGAGCCGGGATCGAACGGGCCGCTGCCGCTGGGCGTGACGGTGCTCGGCCCGACCTGTGTGTAACCAGTCAGGCCAGAGGCGGGCAGGCTTGCCATCAGAAGACTGAAAACAGCGCCGCCACGATGACAACCAGCGCAATGACCAGCGCCGCTACCAGCAGCCAGGTTTTCAATCGTTGTTCAGGCTGCTGCCACATGCAGAATTCCTCAGTAACTGCGCCAATCACCGGGTTGCTCCTGTGGAGCGCGCCAGGGGCGATAGCCGCTGTCGACTTTTTTCGGTTCCGCCGCCGGTTTCACCGGCACCACCATCATGTCGAGCAATTGCCCGACCAAACCCAGCGCGTCGACCTGGTCGTCGTGCCGGCCGGCGGGGAAACTCAACAGTTCGCTGCGGAACGATGGATACCAGGCGGCATATTCCGGCACGTACAGGCTTTCGATCGCCATGCGGCCTCGAATGCTCTGCGCGCGGACGGTTTTGTCGCCTCGGGTCGGAAACTGCTCGCGGCCGACATAGGCTTTGCGCTCTCTTTGCATGCGATCGATCAAGGGGCCGACGCCGGCAGCGATCTGGCCCTTTTCCTCGGCCCAGGCGACCGGCTTCCAGGCCCTGACGAGCTCGCAGAACGCCTCGACCCACTTGTCGCTTGATACACGCTCGCGCCAGACATCGAGCAGGTACATTTTGCCCTCGGCATCGAGGCCGATGATCAAGTGCACGGTGTAATCGCCGCCATCCTCGGTCACCGCGTAATCGCTGGCGCCATAACAACGAAGCAATTCCTTGCTCGGCAGCGTGGTCACCGGTTTGAGCCACGCACTCTTGAAAAAATCGCCCTCCTCTGGTGCTGGGCGTTGCTGAAAGAGGGCAGTCCAGTCGCGCGGCGCAATCGTCATGCGCTTGCGCTCTAGCATTTCCAAATCTTCCCACTCGGGCCACAGCGGCTCGCCGATTTTCCTGCCCATGGGGTCGTTCGCTTCGGCGATTGCCGGCAGCGAGATGATCTTCCACTGGTCGCCGCCGGAAGCCATCTGCAGCAGTATGCGCCCCGCCAGGTCGTCCTCGTGCCACCTGGTTTGAATGAGGACGATGCGCGCCTTTGGTTTCAACCGCGGGACAACATCGGACCTGTACCAGTCCCAGGCTCGATCGCGGATCAGCGCGCTGTCGGCATCTTGTCTCGATCGCACCGGATCATCGATTATCACGAGGTCGCCGCGCCAGCCGGCGATCGAGCCGGCGACGCCGGCCGCGAAATATTCCCCGCCCTTACTCGTTTCCCAACGCCCCGCGGCCTGGCTGGTGTCGCTCAACGTCAGGCCGAGCAGTTTCGAGTGCTCAGAAATTAAATTCCGAACCCTACGGCCCCATTTCTCCGCTAATTCGGCGGTGTGCGAGGCCGAAATCAACTGATGGCCGGGATGTTGTGCGAGGTACCACGGGGGAAAAAGCACACTGGAATAGGTGCTCTTTGCCGAACCCGGCGGCATGAACAGAGCAAGCCGATCAATCTCACCATGGGCGACCTTTTCCAGGTGATCGATCAGCAGACGGTGATGCGCGGCTGGCTCGAACCCGCACAGCCGGCACCATTTCGTCAAATCCTCCCTGACTTCCCGTCGTTGGATGAGCGCGTCGGCAGCAAACTGCCGATCCATCCTGCTCATATCGGGATGAGTGTCCCGTTGACGTAGACCGCGACCTCGCCGGTGACCTTGATTTCCACCATCGCCTCGCCTGGATTGGGCGCCGGCTCATCGTTCAATCCACTCCACTCCTGCGCCAATTGCTGATCGCTGCCCGCGAACGAATTCGTATCCACATAGCCAGAAACCCCAGGACAGCCATGCGGCGTAGGCCCCGACGAGCCATCCGAATATTGCCAGAGCCACCATGTATCCCAACTCGCTTGTGCAACGGGGTTGGAGCCGTACTGCGCCAGCCACAGCCGATGAGAGCCAAAAAAGCTATCGCTTTTGCCGCCCAGGGCTTCCTTCACCGTGTTGCCGGAATACAGCACGGTGCGATTTGGTCCGAGGACGCCATCGCAGCGCT